CTTCTGTGGATGTCGCAGTTGGATGGGGTAACAATGCTTGGGGTAACGGAACATGGGGTAATGGGCTATGAATTATACGCAGCTAAAAGCTAACATTGAAAACTTTTTAGAAGATGACAGCGCGGAGCTGACTACTTCCATTGATCAAATCATAGCACAGGCTGAAGAGATGATCTTTCAGCGCCTCCCTAACTTGCCATGCTTTAGAAACAATGCATCAGCAGCACTGGTTCAAGGCACAACAGATTATACTGTGCCATCTGCGCGAATGATCAGACAAGTTTCTGTCATTACTGCAAATGTAACGTCATACTTAAATCACAGAGTAGATTCATATCTGCGTGATTACTGGCCAAACGCCACAACTCAAGGCGTTCCAGAAATGTATAGCACAAAAACAGCGGCGATTGGCGGCACAACTTTTACTGTTGCACCCACCCCAGACGCAACAACATCAACCTATCAAGTTGATTATATCGCCCCAGAAACAGGTTTAAGTTCAGGTAATGCAAATACTTGGATTGGAGATAACGCAGAAAATGTGTTATTAGCAGCGTGTCTTTACGAAGCATCAGCCTTTCTTAAAGCTGGAGAAACTTTGGCACTTTATAAGACACAATTTGACGAAGCAGTGCAATTATTTGTACAAGAGATGCAGCGAGACTACGCAGCAGAATATAACGGAGGCTTATAATGGCTATTACTCAAGCAATGTGTACAAGTTTTAAAGAAGACTTGTTTCAAAAAGAACAGGACATGGATTCTGATACCATCAAGATTGCGCTGTATACTTCATCAGCGTCATTAGATGCAGCAACGACAGCATATACAACCAGTGGCGAAGTAGCTTCTGGCAATGGATATACAACAGGCGGTGAGACACTTACCAACCCAGTGATTGGCACAAGTGGCACAACAGCATATGTTGATTTTGATAACCCAGAGTGGACATCAGCATCATTCACAACGGCTGGCGCTTTGATTTATAACGACACAACGGCAGGCAACAATGCCATTGCGGTTCTAAACTTCGGCGGTGACTTTACGGTTACTTCAGGCACATTCCGCATTGTGTTCCCATCACCCGGCGCGGCTGGCTTGATCCGCATCGATTAATAAAAAAGGATAGTACAACATGGCTAGTACCTATGAAAATGACCTTCGCCTCGAAGAAATGGCCACAGGGGAGAACTCTGGCTCATGGGGTACGAAGACCAATACAAACCTCGAATTAATCGCAGATGCGTTTAGTTATGGCACAGAAACCATTGCTGACGCAGATACGACTATTACCATTGCTGATGGTGCGGCTGACGCTGCTCGTTCTCTCGCTCTTAAAATAAACTCTAGTGAAGATTTAACCACCACTAGAGTTGTTACTCTGGCTCCAAATACCACCAGTAAAGTTTGGATTATTGAAAATAACACTAGCGGTGGCCAGACACTTACGATCAGCGCAGGCTCTGGGTCTAATATTACTTTGGCCAACGGCACAACCAAGATCATTGCCACAGATGGCATTGGTGCTGGATCTAATGTTGTTGAGCTTACGCAAGATTTAGCAATTGCTGATATGTCTGTTGATGGTATTCTAAGCCTTGCAGATGGAACAAACTCAGCTCCATCTTTAACAAACACTGGTGATACAAACACAGGCTTGTATTTCCCAGCGGCTGACGAAGTTGGGATTACTGTTGGCGGTACGCAAGTTTTTAAAGCAGACAGCACAGGCGTTGACGTAACAGGTGCAGTGACTGCTACCACATCTACCGATCAAGCCTTTCCTCTTACAGTAAGCAATACTGATTCAGATTCTAACACTTATATTAAATATTTAGATAATGGTGGTCAGTTTTGGAGTACGGGTATTAACTATGCAAACAACGACTTCTATTTTAATTACAATGGCAGTTTTATAGGACGTTTTTTAAATGCTGGTGGTTTAGAGTTAACCAGAGCAGATAACGATGCTGTTTTAATTATCAAATCAACAGATGCAGATGCCAACGATGGACCGATTTTTGATTTGATTAGAGATAGCTCTAGTCCAGCAGATAACGATGGGATTGGTAGCATTCGTTGGAAAGCAGACGATAGCGCAGGAAACGAAACTCAGTATGCCGATATTAGAGTTTTTACAGACGATGTGACTGACGGAACAGAAGACGTTAATTTTACACTTCGTGGTATTCGTAACGGCACTTTAGTTTCAAGACTTGCGTTTAATGCAAGTGAGATGGTCATAAATGACAGTTCTAATGATGTAGACTTCCGCGTCGAGAGCGACAACAACGCTAATATGCTGTTTGTGGATGCTGGTAATGACCAAGTAGTTGTTGGAGATAACGGTAATTATTTTAGTAAGTTTACAGTAGTTGGCGGTAAAACAAGAAGCACAGGCATTCCCCTTAACCAGCTCTCTGTCTACGACAACAGTGCTATGGCCTCAAGCACGGGCGGTGCAATAACACTTTGGGGAAAGTACACAACTGGCGGTGCGCAAGCGGAAGGTGCTTCAATAGAGGCGTATAAGTCTAATGGCACAAGTGGAAATTACCAGTATGGGATGTGGCTGAAAACCAGAACGCACGGCGGCAGTATGGATGACCGCTTGTTCATGGATCAAGCTCAAACAGTATTTAATGAAACTGGCGCAAACACCGACTTCCGCGTCGAGAGCGACAGCAATGCTAATATGCTGTTTGTGGATGCGGGAGATAGCCATGTTAATATAGGTTCCTCTACAGCCCACGGTGTTCTTGGTGTTCAGCAAGGCGCAAGTGCAGGTGTAAACGCCACAACACTTGGTCTTAACCATGTCCACGCAAGCAATAAGTACATCGACTTCAAGTGGTACAACAGCAGCATAATGAACATAGCCCAAGAGGGCGGTTCAAACATTGGTATTAACTGGAGCAACACTCTAGCCTTTAACAGCAGCGAAGTTAACTCAGACTTTCGCATTGCAAGCGATTCAATCAGTCACTTGTTTGCCATCGACGCAAGCGAGAACCGTGTCTCTATCGGGGGTACTAATTTTAACGAAGGTTCAGGGTATATTTTTAATGTTCGTGGCGGTACATCCCGATTTGCCAACCCCGCCGCTGATGTAACTATCCGTATTGAAGGCGGTGCTTATACCAATCCACACCGTGCAAGACTAACTCTAACTGGTGGCTACGGCGACACTGGCAGAACTAGGTTCTGGCATATTGACGGACAGGCTCATGGTGGCGGCGGGAACGTCTACAACGATTTGCGCTTTAGCTATGAAGTAACAAATAGCGCAACCTTGTATGAGGTATTGCGTTTTAATAAGGATGGTCAGGTAATCGTCAATGAAGATGGTCGTGGTAATGTAGACTTCCGTGTTGAGAGTGACAACGCAACACATGCGCTGTTTGTTGAAGCTGATTCTGCATATGTAAAATTTGGTAAATCCGCTGATACCACTGGTGAAAAAGTTTTAGGTGTTATGATAGGCTGCCAAAGCAGTTCTGCTAACGGTCGAATAGGTTCTACTTCAGAGTCACCTAGTTGGTTTTCAAAATACGGAGTAAATGGGGACTTAATAAAGTTTCACAAAACGGATGGCACAAATCTATACAATGTCGGCAGTATTTCGGTTACTACCATCGCAACAGCCTACAACACTTCATCAGACCACCGCTTAAAAGAAAACGTAGTAGACCTTACAGGCGCAACAGCACGGCTTAATCAGCTTGCGCCAAAACGGTTCAACTTCATTGCGGATGACACCACGACAGTAGATGGTTTCATTGCACATGAAGTTCAGTCAATCGTACCAGAGGCAATCACAGGCACACACAACGAGGTCGATGATGATGGCAACCCTGTCTATCAAGGCATTGACCAAAGCAAGTTAGTGCCACTGCTAGTCGCTACAATCAAAGAACTAGAAGCCCGTATCACGGCACTCGAAAACGCTTAACCCCCAGCCATAAAGGAGAAACAAACAATGGCTATTACTTGTACTTGGAGCGTCAATGACATGACGCATAAAGATTCAGACGGTGGAGTATTCCTCGTCTATTGGTCTTGCGTAGCGGCAAGCGACGGTACTCCGTCATACACTGCTACTGAAAGCGGCAAACTGCGTTGTGAGTATGACGCATCAAGCCCAGACTTCATTCCATACGCTGATCTAACAGAAGCCACCGTGCTTGGTTGGGTCTATAACAGCTTAATCGAAGGTGACGAAACAGCCGACGAAGCGAAAGCGCGTATTGAAGCAAACCGCACAGCAAAAGTTCAAGGTCAGATTGATCGCGCAGCAAGCGACTCATCTGGCGTACCTTGGTCTTAATTTTAACACTAACATAGGAGATCACGATGGCTGAGAAACAAACAAAAACCGTCTCGATCAACGGCACAGACTACACTGAAGACCAACTGACAGATCAGCAAAAGGTTATGATTAACCATGTGACTGACCTAGATCGTAAAATTGGATCAACTCAGTTTAATCTGGACCAACTGCAAGTCGGCAAGCAAGCTTTTATGGACATGCTGACAAAATCTCTGGAAGAAGCCCCACAAGAGGTAGCGGCTGAATAATGGAAATGAACGCGCTCATAAACTTAGGCTTAACCACTGCAATCGGTGGTTTAGGTTGGTGGATAAAAACACAACACGCTGAACTTGGGCGCGTTCAAATTCTCTTGAATAAGACAAGGGAAGAGATGGCAAAAGAGTACGTGACAAAGACTGATAGCTCTACTGTTATGAATCAAATCGTCGCACGGTTTGATCGAATTGAAGAAAAAATAGATCGCTTAATGGAGCGATAATGCTTTGTACGCTCGTATTCATAGGATATGGGCATTTGTTTATAAACGGCTACGGAAGCTGGTTCT